ATTTTTAGGTTTGTAATTCCATCCGTTTAACTCGTAGACTTTCCGTTTCGCCTCTTCTTGCGTTGCCGCATCATCTACCTTTGTGTCTCCGTCTGGATCGCGACGATAGATATTGAAGTGTCGAAAACGAGGGGAATAATAATACTTTGATTGATTTTGCGTTTGATTCATTCTTTATAGAATATACAAAGCCCGAAAAGCTCTATTTATTGTTATTTCTTTTATTTCTTAGATAAATTAATTACATTTGAATCGTCGTATAACCTATTTTTATTTTATACTTATGGAACAGTATTTATTTGGTTTTATTCTTTATCAATGTGATCCTAGAACTTTCACAACGATTATGACTGACTCTGTTTACTTTTTACTGACCGAAGATGAAGCTTTTAGAAAATACAAAGAATTAACATCGAAATTGGAAAAAGGTCAGTTTATAGTAATTAAACGAGTCTAAGTATATACAATTCTTAAAATTTTAGCTATACACGAAATGCTCAATCGTCGTATAGTTAATCTAATATTGCCATAATTCTATCGTTTATTAGTTCTACACAAACATTCTAGGCTGCATCCGCGACAAAATGATTTTATTCGCATCTGCATAGAACTTCTTCTTTATCTCAAATCCGTATGCTTTTCGCCCGCATTGAGCGGCTGCAAGTAATGTTGTACCACTTCCGGCGCATGGGTCTATTACAACATCACCCGCATCGGTGAAAAGTTCGATCAACCGCTCAAGCAACGGAACTGATTTTTGTGTCGGATGAATCCGCGGTGTATCTATGTCTCTAGGATAATCGAAACAATTAAATACCATCCGACCGCCATTATTGAATTTTGGCAGTTTATCCCGATACAAGAGTACACCATATTCACAATTACCAACGACCTTCATATTAGCCTTTAAAACTTGTGCCGAAAAGTTCTTTTTAAATACCAGATTGATATATTTGTTCAGCCCGTATTCCTTCGCTTTCTGTATAAGTTCGAATTGTTGCTGAAATTCACAAAAGACAATCATACAGGGGGATTTTCCTTTTTCTTTTGGCTCTTTAACGAGCATCTTGCTACAAAAATGAAGAAATTCAGTAATTCGAAAATCCTTATCGGTATCGAAAAATTCTTTTCCAGCTAATTCGCTTTCTCCATTAGAATTGTCTCCGTCGATATACCAAGATGGATTAGAACCGTATGCGTTCTTCCCAATGTTGTAGGGAATATCCGCAATGATTAGTTGTGCTTTCGGAATACCGTATGTTTTATAGTTCTGGAAATGATCGTTAAATAGTTCTACGTCTTTCATTGAAGCAATAATATTAGTCGTTAATAAATTCGTCCTCGTTCTCTACTACTTCACTCTTGACAGGCTTCTTCACCGGAACGCGAATTGCCTTTTCTGTAAACTTGTTCGATAGATATTGTTTCGCCTGTTCCCAATCTGTAAAGTGTAAATTTGGATCAGTATAGAGCGAGATAATCGTAGAGTTTAATTTATCGAGTGCTCCGAAAGCACTTGAATTTATTGTGCCGTCTAGAGGTGAAAACTTGGCAACTAAGCCGTTATAATTCTCTGAAACAAATCGGTCGATATACTTCCGATTCCGTTCGTTTGCTTCGGCGTGTTCTACAGGAACGTCGTGCAAATAATTTGTGTTTGATAGTTTTTTAACCATATTAAAATCCTTCTAATCGTTTCTGTCCGTTCATTTCGTCTACCTTGTGTTGTGGTAGTTTTCGTTTTGGTTTTACATACTCGAAATGTCGTTCCGCCTGTGATAGATCGTAGAACATTTCTTTGATTTCGTCCGGTAGTACTTCTTCATCATCATCGCCTGGCATCGGATCGGCAACCCGGAGAAAGCAGCCTAAAATGTACTGCATAATCTCGTATGTGCTTTTGAAATGGTAGTCAGCGCGAATCTTATCGAGCCTTTGCCATTGTTCCAGATCGACGCGAACCGGAATCTTTTTAAAATACACAAGTTTCTTTTTTCTGCTTCGCATGGTTTCGTTGTATTAATTATCTTCTACTAGCTCCGTTCAAGTCCAAGACGTTAAACATTTCATTTATTCGATCCGCGATATACGCGCCGTAAATACGCTGTATTTCCTTAATCGTTAAGTTCGTTGTAACATGAGTTATTGCCTCATGTCTCAACTCGTACCGACATTGGAAAATATACTGCATCACGTTTAGTTCAGTACCGAAATACTTTGCCGGGATTGGCTCGCGTCCTAGTTCATCAAAACAGATCATTCGCGGCGTACCGTTGTTGTAAGTATACAATTCTAGTGCATCCTTTCCGCGCATCGAAAAGCCGTTTGCAATACAGGAAGCCGAATCAATCCTAAAACCACCGATCGGATAGCCGCCCTTTGCTTTGCCGCGTGTGAAACAACTATATCGGTTTAGAATCTGCATGATAGTACTTTTTCCTGTACCGATGTCACCTCGTAACAATAGCCCTTTATTTGAATCTAGCTTCTCGGATCGTCCTTCAGTATACAAAAACAGTTGGTTCATTATGTTTCTATTCGAATCGTCAATCTTAAAACCGGGGCAAACGTATTTGCAACACGCTTTAAACCACTCCGGGCGCTTCTCTACTTCTATCGGCTCGTCATAGTACGGTAGTCCGTATGATAGAATCGCCGCTATCGGTAGAGTCTGTTTGCTTCTTGTTTCCATATTCGTTTTTATTATTCTTTAGTTCAAAAAATCCCGCCCAATTATTCGCAATCGATTCATCTACGATTTGAGATGCGACCGCCGGATTACCTTTGCTCAATTTCACTAATTTGTTGTAACACGCTTTGAGTGACTTTTCCGATTTGTAATTTTCCCGCCTGTCTTTCTTGTATTCAAGCCAAAGAGTAAACGTCTCTAAAAACTCATTAGATATAAAATCAAAATCTCCATGAGAGACTTTAGAGAGTATATTTCTGTTTGGTTTCTGTTTTAGTTTATTATAGTCTGTACTATCCCCTGTATCATTGACTCCCTTATCTACTGTATCATTGGCTGTCTGATTGGCTCCCTTATTGGCTGTTTGATTGGCTGTAAAATTTACAGTAGTAGTTACAGTGGTTTTAAATTCCTTCACGAAAGAATAAGAGCTTATAATACGTTTGTTCTTACCAGATTTATAATAAATCAATCCTGCATTTATTAAAGACTCACGGGCTTTTATTAGTGTTTTCTCATTCACGTTAAGCGCAAAACAAAGTTCAATGTTCGAGCAATCGAAAACGTCCCTCCAATCTTCGCCGTTACAAATAGCCACTAATCCGTAAAAAAGGGCTTGTTCGGTGGCGGTAAATCTGAAACGTCGTCGCGCTTTTCGCATCTTTTCAGTTAGCGTATATCCGTCTATATTCATCACACTTATAAAGTCTATCGAGCGATATAATAACTACAAATCCTTATCCCGATCGCCCGTCCCACTTTCAGAACGGAACAATAGCAAATAAAATTATTCTCTCTTCCTCCATTGCGACACGTTCGACAATCGTGTTTTACTTGCTTTTGTGATGTTTTCTTTGCCATTCTTATACCTCCTTTATTTTAATTCCATGAATGTAAAGCATGAGTTTACGTTTGATTATATACTCCTTTGTCCGAACTCCTTTAGTATCTTCGACGATATACTCACCATCCCGATAATAAACGAAATCCGCGATGTAGTAAACGCCTCGTTCGATCAGCTTCTTTTTGTGTAGCGTCTTCCGTGCTCCTTGCACTTCGTAGAAATGATATTGAGGCGAAATAAGCTCGAATTTTACTTGTTCTTGAAGTCCGGTTATAATTCCCTTCTTTTCGAGTAGTTTCAGATCCTTAGCACGTCGATATTCCTTTTTAGAGTCGTATCCGTCTATCTTTACATTGTTATACTTTGCCATGTCTTTTTAATTGGTTTGTGAATAGTGGATAAGCCCGGATTCGAACCGGGAATGATACTTCAAGAGCCGCACCGCATTAACGGAATGTCTGGCGATCAACCTTACATAATTAGGCGTTTTCAATTCCGCCACTTATCCGATTTACCGGGGCTTTCACCCGGCACGCTGTTACTTGTCGTGTTTAAATTCGTTGTTATCCTGTTTAACTTCATACGGATAAACATCTACAATCGCCGTTTCTTTAAGCAAAATCGAAGAATAATCCGCCATCGTTCCTTTCATACCTTCGTCGAGTTTCTTCATTGCGTCGTGAATGTCTGCGGCTTGTATAAGTACATTTGTATACGTCCGTTTCTCCTTGCCGCTTTTCTCATCAAGCGTAGTGAAAGCGA